TTGTGAAAGGTTGTTATACCCCGTAGCACTTCCAAAAGCCATGGTTGTACTCCTCCTATTGTTTAGTTAGATTGTTATCGTTGTTCAATCCTACCTTCTAAACGTGCAAGGTCAATATCCTTTTCAAATTTTTCAAACTCATGAGGTTTTAATTTAGAAATCTCACTTGTTGTCCAAACTTTTTTCTTTGGTGCTTCAGAGTCTACAGCTTTTCTAGTTTTAGAAATTGCTTTAGCAGCTTCTTTTTTAACATCCTTTTCTTCTTTCTTAGTTAGTTTACTTTGACCAACATCCATTTTATATAGATCAATAGCCCTAGCAGCTAACTTAGCGTTAGATGTATTTTCATACAACCAACCTTGAATAGTAGGATCTTGTTTTTCAGCCCATTGATGAAACTCGTCTTTTGTACGAATATCATTAAAATCAGGATGAATTTTTAAAAGTTCTACTTCAGCTTTTTCTTTTGCAATTTGCTGTTGTTGTACTTGTAAATTTTTAAATTTATTTTCAAGTTCTGCAGATTGAGTAGTAGCTTTGTTCATTGCTATGGTTTCAACCATATCATAAACATCAGGGTACTCTTTTCTCCACGCCTCTAATTCTTCTTTTGATTTAGGGGCTACAAATTGCTTTGTGCTTGACTCTAATTGTGTACGCAAAGAATGAACTTCTTCCTTGTGTTTATTAATAGTAGAATCATAGTGCTTTTTCAAATCGTCATATCGTTTCTTAAAAGCACCATCTTCAGC